ACCAATTACCGGCGGAGATGAGATTATGGCCAGTCTCAACTACACACCACTAAGCAACCTGACAAACTATCAAAACACAAGACAAAGGAGTGATCCAGAAAATGAATCAAGATGACGTAGAAAAACGCCTGAATCCTGACGCTGATCTGGCTGCCGCCGATGCGACTAAAACAGACGACGATCAAGATAAGGCTAAAACCGGTTCAAAGAAACTAAGTGGTTATGCAGTAGTTTTCAATAGCCCAAGTAAAGACCTCGGTGGCTTTAAAGAAGTTGTTGATCCGCACGCCTTCGATGATGTGGACTTATCAGACGTCTATATGGTTTCAAACCATGATTTTAGCCAAGTCTTAGCCAGCACCAAGGCCGGAACCTTGACCTTAAACGTGGATGATAAAGGCTTGCAGTTTGAAGCAACATTACCCGATACGACCACAGCCAACGATGCTTATAACAATGTCCAAGCTGGTAATTTATCAGCCATGAGTTTTACTTTCAATGCTGCTCCAGACGGTGACACATTCACTAAAGACGACAGCGGGCAAGTGATCCGTACCATCAAGCAAGTAAAGAGCTTGTTTGACGTCTCACTGGTGGCTATTCCAGCGTATGACGATACCAACGTCCAAGTGGACAAACGCAGCTACACCGAGTGGTTGAAAGACCATGTAGAAGATCCAGAACAGCAACTACCACCAACCGAAAAACGAAAGGGAGTCAATCACATGACCGAAAAAACTATTATTGATAAAGAAGAACATACCGAATCTCGCGCTTACGAAGACTACATCCGCAGCATGGGCGAACAACGTGACGGCTTGACCACGACCACCGCTGGTGCAGTCGTTCCTAAAGAAGTTATCAATGACGTTTGGGACTTAAAGCAATCAGATTATGACTTGGCTAAATACGTCACTGTGAAGCAAGTTGGAACCCCCGTCGGCACGTACCCGATTGCCCTCACTAACAATGGTGTCTTAGCCACCAAGGAAGAACTTGCAGACGTGGCCGATGTTGACGCCAATATGTTTAAAGGCGTTGACTACAAAATTGCTACCCGTGCTGGCAAGATTTATCTGTCTAATGAACTGGTAGAAGACAGTGAAGTTGATATTGTTGCTGAGGTTAAGAATCAACTCAAGAAGCTGGTACAAAACACAGACAACAGCAACATTATCAGTGTTCTCACTGGCAAGACGGGCACCAACGATAACTTCAAGCACATCACAGGTACTGGTCTCGATGACATCAAGAAAACCTTCAACGTTGAGTTAGATCCAGCATTGTCCTTGTCTGTTATCGTCAATCAGGACACTTTCAACTACCTTGATACCCTGAAAGACAGCGAAGGCCGTTACTTGTTACAACCTTCAATCACTGCACCATCAGGCAAGCAACTGTTTGGGGCACCAGTGATCGTGATTGCTAACAAAGTATTGCCGACTGATAAGGCGGGCACCTATCGGATCATCATCGGGGACTTTGCTCAAGCAATTTTCTTAGCCCAAAAGAACGAAGTCAACACCCAGTGGGAACGGTTCGACAGTTATAGCCAAGGCTTGGCCGTCGTGATCCGCAACGACTATGAAGTGGTTGATCCTGACGCTGCTCGAATTGTCGACATCACACCGGCAACCAAGCCAGCAGCTTAATGAAACAGTCTGGGGTGTGCCTTTGGGTACACCCCATTTTTATATAGGAGATGAGCATATGAGTGTTACCACAGAAGATCTAAAGAAAGCACTGCGCATTAGTCACAGCGAAGATGATGCTATGTTGTCAGCCTACTTGTTGACGGCAAAGCAGTTCGTGATTAGCGCGGTTGACCAGACCCTTACGGATGAAAACTTTGGAGATGATCCTCGTTTTGACTTTGCTGTCTCGTTGTTAGCACAACACTGGTATATTAACCGTGGTGTCGATGGGGCAACGTATGTACCAGATAGCGTTGTGAGCATGATTCAGCAATTGCGAGGTGTTGACTATGCCACTGGTAAATAGCATCAGCCAACTGAATGAACTCATTACTTTAGTGAGCTACACGATGGGTAATGTAAATGGGGTTCCTGTGAGCAACGTCAGGAAAGAGCACTTCACGACATGGGCACTTGTGTTAAGCCAATATTTAAGCGAAGTGAGGGCGTCAGTTGGGACGAAGCTCGAAGATACGGTGACCTTTGTTGTTCGGTATGATCAGCCAGAAACTATCCTTAACTCATGGCGCATTGAATGGCAGGGAAAGCAGTACGACATTGTGAAACTGACACCGGACACAGCCAAAAAACAATGGACAACAATCATAGGAAAACCAGTTGCCAATAAATAAGTATTAACTTATAATTAGGATAGTCCTAGGCGATAAGCGGGCAGAACCGTTTTAACCGACGCACGGCATAGCTAACCGGTGGCGCATTTTATAGACCAAGTCAGATTGATTTCTCGTAGCAAGTGAAGAGCATTCCT